TCAGGGAGTATATCCCCGATGAAGTCGGAGCCAATGCTAGACAGTCCTTTTACAGTCCGACCTAATCCGATTTTATGACAGCTAAAGCCAAGAAGCCCCAACCGCTACGAGGGGCAACTAAACCAAGAGTTCACAGCCCAATTCTCAAAGGCAAATCTAGAGCCGATGAAGTAATTGAAATGATTGAGCGTCTAAAGATGGACAAGCTCATGCCCTACCAAGAATTTATTCTCAAGCAAATGATGATGGTGGATAAAAAAGAGCAATACAGAGTTAAGACTGCATTGCTCTGTATTTCGAGACAGAATGGTAAAAGTTTTTTAGGCAGAGTCCGTGTAATTTGGGGCATGTTCTATGGCGGGGAAAAGAAGCACATAATTATGTCATCTAACCGAGCAACTGCTCTTATGACCTTTAGAGAAATCGCATGGATCATAGAATCGACTCCAGAGCTTAAGGCAATGACTAAGGCAGTTCGTTATGCTAATGGCGGGGAACGAATAGAGCTTCTTAATGGAGCTACTTTAGATTTAGTCTCCGATACCAGGGATTCAGCGCGTGGTCGCACTGCTGACTTCTTATGGATTGATGAAGTCCGTGAAATCTCAGAAGATGGCTATAAGGCTGCAATCCCAGTAACCAGAGCTAGAGCTAATGCTCAAACATTTTTAACCAGCAATGCTGGCGATGCTTTCAGCACAGTGCTAAATTCCCTTGTCGAGCGCGCTAAGGATTATCCGCCAGAGACCTTTGGCTACTATGAGTATTCTGCTCCACAGTATTGCAAGATAGATATATCTTCAGAAGCCTTCTGGCGAGATGCTGTAGCTCCTAGCAATCCAGCTCTAGGTTATACAATTACAAAAGAATCAATTGAGGAAGCGATAGCAACTGCTCCTATTGAGACTACTCGTACCGAGACTTTGTGCCAATGGATTGATTCGCTTCAAAGTCCGTGGCCTCATGGAGTCTTAGAGGAGACAAGCGATAACACGCTTGAAATTGCAGTTGGGGCTTATACTGTATTCGGTTTCGATGTCAGTCCTTCTAGAAGGAACGCATCTTTAGTCGCTGGACAATTACTTCCAGATGGAAGGATTGGCATCGGAATTATGGAGACTTGGAGTTCTCAGGTCGCAGTAGATGATCTAAAAATTGCAGCAGCTATTAAAGGCTGGTGTGACCTATACAAACCGCGTTTAGTCTGCTACGACAAGTACGCGACTCAATCTATAGCCGATAGGTTAAAACAAGCTGGAGTTATGACTGAAGATGTCTCAGGCCAGCAGTTCTATCAGGCCTGTGGTGATCTATTGACTGGATTGGTGACGCACAAAGTTGTTCACAATGGGCAACAGGAACTTATCCAGCAATTTAACAATTGTGCAGCTAAAGTCAATGATTCAGCGTGGAGAATCATAAAGCGCAAATCCGCAGGCGATATAAGCGCCATTATTGGAATTGCAATGGCAGTAAGCAAGTTAATGCTTCCAGCACCTAAGCCACAGATTTATAGTTAGACACGCACTAGCATATTGTCTAATCTCTTGACAAATGCTACAATTTCTGTCTATGGGTATCTTTTCGCGTAAGCCTCAAATCTTGGAAGCGCAAAACGCTCCACAAATTATGTCCGAGTCTTACTTGACTTTTGGCAATTACTTTCCAGTCATGGTCACTCGCGCCCAAGCTCTGCAAGTGCCATCAATCAAAAGATGCCGTGATCTAATTTGTGGCACTATCGCAAGTATCCCTTTAGAGTATTATAAAAAATCTACAGGTGAAATGATTGCTGCCCCTCGATGGGTAGAACAACCATCTAAATCACAACCAAGATTTGAAACTCTATTTTTTACTCTTGATTCGTTATTTCATCATGGGGTCTCATATTGGGTCATAACCGAGACGTATCTCGAAGATAATCGAATGGCTAATGCAGATTGGGTTGCTAACAACCGAGTTACATTTACTACAGATGCAAATAATAATTTTGTAACACAATACTTTTTAGATGGCAAGCCTGTACCTATGACAGGTGTTGGATCACTTATTACATTCCAAAAAGATGAAGGTATCCTTGCTGTTGGTGGTTCTACTATCAAAGCTGCACTCGATGCACAAAGAGCTGCAAGCGTAGCTCTTGAAACGCCATCTGCAACTGGGTTCCTAAAAAATTCGGGAGCCGACCTTCCACCTAATGAAGTCTCAGGACTTTTAGCTGCATGGAAGCGCGCTCGCCAAAATAATGGCACTGCTTACTTAACTGCAACACTTGATTATCAAACTACAGGATTTAGTCCTAAGGACATGGCCTACCAAGATGCAATTCAAGGATTAGCCACTGAATGCGCAAGACTCTGTTCAGTCGATCCTTATTATGTTAGTGCTTCAATGAACACCACTATGACTTATGCAAATGTGCAGGATGAACGAAAGCAACTCGTAGCTTTAACTTTGCAATCTTATGTATCTGCAGTGGAAGCAAGATTAAGCATGGATGATGTCAGCACTGCTGGACATTATGTAAAATTTAGTCTAGACGATACATTCTTAAGAACTGAACCAATGGAAAGACTTCTCGTACTTGAGAAGATGCTTGCTCTTGGTTTAATTACAACTGAACAAGCAATGCAAATGGAAGACCTATCACCTAACGGGAATGGCAGCTAATGGAAACTCTATACATCGAAGCATCATCAATTGAATGCTCAGAAGAACGCAGAGAAATCTCTGGAAAGATTGTGCCTCTTGGTACTGGTGAAATCGGCCATACTAATCTTGGTGCATATACTTTTGCAGCTAACTCTATTGAAATTGCAGACCCATCTAAGATTAAGTTGCTATCACAGCACGATCTAAAAAAGCCAATTGGTCGCATGACTGCTTCAGAGACTCGCGCAGATGGTATCTATGCAACTTTTAAGTTAAGTCGTTCTTCAGGGGGTAATGACGCACTTATCATGGCGCAAGAAGGACTGGTTACAGGCTTGAGCATAGGGGCAGAAATCCTTGCATCACAGCCATCTAAAGATGGACACACAGTTGTTTCATTAGCTCGACTAAAAGAAGTTTCTCTAGTAACTGTTCCCGCATTCGCGTCTTCAGAAATACTAGAGATCGCAGCAGAGGAAGTAATCCCTGTTGAAGAAAACCCACAAACAGAAAGCGAGACAGCTGTGGAGAATACTCCAGAGACAGTTGCAGCACCAGTAGAGGCAGCAGCAGTTGAAGCTGCTCGTCCTACAGTTAGCGCAATGTATTACACAAACCCACGCATTAACCTAAATGTTACAGCAGGTGAATATGCTAAGGCACAACTAAACGCATCACGCGGTGACGCAGATGCACGCGAACTAATGGCAGCTCTACAGGTTGCAACAGTTGCAGAAAACACAGGTATGGTTCCACCAACATACCTAAAGGATGTAATCGGTATTATTGATTCGTCTCGTCCGTTTATTGATTCCATCGAGCGAGCAGCGCTTCCTGCTTCTGGAATGAAAATTTTTACTCCAAAGCTAGGAACTCAAGCAACAGTTGCTTTAACTGCTGAAGGTGCTGAATTCTCATCAACAGACACAACAGTAACTTTTCAAGAAGATACAGTGGTCAAGTTCGCGGGCGCTGGAAAACTAGATGTCGAGCTAGTTGATCGCAGCGATCCATCATTCCTAGATTTATATCTTCGTGAATTAGCTGCATCATACGCACAGAAGACAGATGCTTATGCTGCAAACATTGCTGCACAAAACTCAGCAGGATCAACAGGCGCAACAGTCTATAAGTCAATTGCAGATGGTATTGCTGATTCATTTGGCGTAATGCGCCAGACACCAAATCGCTTGCTAGTTGCAACAGGTGGCGGAGTTAATGATATTGACTTCTCTGGCCTACTTGGTGCAGTAGATACAACTGGTCGTCCAATTTTCGCGGCAGCAGCTCCACAAAATGCTAACGGCCTTATTTCACAAGGTTCGACTGCTGGTACAGTTGCTGGACTTTCATTGGTAGTTGATCCTAACTACACAGGTAATGATGCAGGTGCTAAGTACGCACTTGTTTATCCTTCAATGGCAATGCGATTCCACGAATCAGGCACACTACAGATTCGTGCAAATGTTGTTGCAAATGGTCAGCTTGAAATCGGAATCTACGGATATGCAGCAGTAGTTAATCGCTACCCAACTGCATTCCGTTTCCTTGCAGTAGCGTAATCTAGTAACACTCTAAGTCACTAAGAGGGGCTTTAGCCCTAAGCCCCTCTTAGTCTTAAGAAAGGAATGGGAATGGCACTTACAACAATTAGCGAATTACGCACCACTTTGGGTGTCGGAACGCTATACACCGATGCTGTTCTCCAAGAAGTCTGTGACGCTTCAGACGCTGTTCTTATTCCGATGTTATGGACACCTAATCAATTCTCAATTGCACATAGCAATGTACCTAGCATCGGTACTCTTTATTTTAATGAACCTATTACAGAAGTCTTTTATGTTGGCCAGTCTGTAACTATTACCAATTCTGGCACAAAATATAATGGCACTAAGACCATTACAGCAGTCGGTGAATACTCAATTAGCATGGCTACCACTCACACCACTACTGTTCCTTATCACATAATTGAACCTTATGGCACAGTTGCTCCAGAGACTTACACAGTCTGGACAACAGATACAGCTATACAAAATGCAGCTTTGATGATCGCTGTTGATATCTGGCAAGCAAGAACCGCTTCCCTTTCAGGTTCTAATCTTGTCGATTACCAGCCTTCCCCTTACCGAATGAGCGCACAGCTTCTCGCTAAGGTGCGAGGATTGATAGTCCATGCACTAGACCCACGCTCAATGGTGGGATAATGACAGTTGCTCTCACTACTCTTAGAACGACACTTGCCACAGCTTTAGTCGATAATTCAAAATGGCAGACTTTTGCGTTCCCGCCCGCAACCGTATTGGTGAATTCAGTTATCGTAAGCCCAGCGGATGAATACATCACACCGAGCAATAATGCTCGCAACACAGTAAGTCCATTGGCTAACTTTAAGATTATTATTACTACACCTTTATTTGATAATGAAGGCAACCTAAACGGGATAGAAGATTTTGTAGTTAGAGTGTTTAACTTACTCGCTGCATCTACTTTGACCTATAATGTAAGCGCAATTAGTGCGCCTAGTGTTCTCAATGCTGGTGGGTCTGACCTACTTAGTTGCGAGATGTCCGTATCAATCCTAACAAGTTGGAGCTAACATGTCACTAACACCAGAGGATTTGGCCTTCTTGAAGAAGATTGGTCAAGTCATTCCAGA